TTTTACCAATGCCAGAGGAGGCTTCTGAGGAGCAATACCAATGCGAAACTTGTGACAAATCCCAAACGGAAGAAGAACACAACTTCAGCGATATTTGTGGTGAATGTCGTGAATCAATTGATTGTTAATTATTACTTAAAAAAAAGCGAAAATGAAAATTAAATTCAACACTGAGTGTCCATTCTGGGAGCAGATGAACGACTCCGAACGCATGACCAATATCAACGGCGTTCCTACTCCAATTGCTTACTATAATCTGATCCTTTCGATTCGTGATGTAAGCCTTTATTCGAAGGGCATCAAGCCTCACCGATTCTGGAAGATTACCGATGTAAAAAAGTACTTTGGAATCAGTGGCGATGCTTCCACCTTGAAAACAAAATTAGAATTAATTAGAGATTATTTAACGCAAAAAAATTAAGACATGAAAAATCACGAATATTTAGTACGAGCATCATCCATTGGGGACTTGATGACTGGAGGTAGAACAAAAGGCGCTGAGTGGGGGGACACCTCACTCGGCATTATCCGCAAAGCAGTTCTTTCCAACAAATACGGAATCGAAGAGTATGTAACTTCTAAGCACATGGAGAAGGGTATTTTAAACGAGGCTGAGGGACTTGAAATGTACCGCACAGTTGTTGGTGGCTCTTTTCCAATTGACGACATCAAACAACGGCTAATGAATAACTATTGCTCTGGCGAGCCAGACTTGATCCACGACGGAATCGTAGTCGATGTAAAAAATAGCTGGTCAGCAAATACCTTTCCTTTCTGGGACACCGAAATCAAAAACAAGGCTTACATCTATCAACTCCAAGCGTACCTCTGGCTTTCTGGATTGGAATCCGCAAAACTGGTTTACACGCTCACGACTACTCCAGAGCATATTCGCCAACAAGAAATTCAGCGCCTCTGGTTTAGGTTAATGGACAAGCCAGAGAATGCCATCAAGGAACAATTCGAGGTGGAGGAGATGGCTTCTGAAATCATTAACAAGGAAATGGTATTCGACCACATTCCAGTGGCTAACAGAGTCAAGATATTTGAGGTGGCTCGTGACGAGGAAATGATCGAGGCAATTCAAAAGCGAATAGAACTAGCTAGGGACAAATATGACGAACTTTACAATCAAATCTAAATAATCTATCATGGCAAGAAAGAAAACAACGGAGACGGAAGCAGAGATGCTTCCACTTCCACTTCAACTTAACATCGTTCAATACATTCGCTTCTGGAGTGGGAACGCAATTGCAGAGTCCAAGGGTGGCTCTTTTAATACTGACCTTTACATTCGTTATTTAACAATCAAATCTAAGTTATGAGAAGCTATCCAATATGGAACAAAGTAACTGCATGTATTTACGGCAGTAGCAAATCCTTTGGCGCAAAGGACGATTCTGGTATAGAAATACTGGTAGGAAACGGCGCTAACAATTCGCATTTATTTGTGGAAATCAACACCAAAAAAATCGTACTTGACGATGTGGTGATCTTCAAATTTTATGTCGATGGCATCAAGGTCAAGGAGGCAGTTTTTAAAAATGAAAAAGGTCGTGCAGTGGGGGAGCCAAAGATGGAATTTTTTAATAATTTTATGATCCCAAAAAATGTATAAATTAACTTATCATCTAGGGGGGGTAGAGGCGGAATCCTACTACCTCCCAAACTACGCTCTATGTCGCTGGAAAGAACGGCAACTAAGGGCTTCTGGCTTCTATAACTCTGGTCACTTTACCATCAAGCAAACATGAAAATGAAGCGTATTGTAATCGAGGCTGAGTTCATGGAATTTAAGACTCTATCTGGCATGCTGGCAGAGATCGTTGAACTGGCTCGCACTGGTCAACAATTCAATGCCGATGGCACGGCGTATAAAACTTACATCAAACAAAGGTATCAATACCACCTCGACTTCGTTGAGAAGGCGCACTGGGTTGAGAAGGAAATTGATGGCGTTACTCACATAATAATAAAAAGCAAAGTATGAGCGGATATGTAAAAATAAATAGGTCGGTATTAGAACACTGGATCTTCAAAGATGCATGGAAATTTCGATGCTGGATTGACTTGATTTCTCTGGCGAATTATTCCGAGCAAAAGATTGAAATCGGAGGCATGTTATTCACTTGCAAAAGAGGTGAGTCACTGCGCTCTTTAGAGACTCTGGCTCAGCGCTGGGGATGTGACAAAAGTAAGGCGAGGAGGTTTCTGAAGTTGCTTGAAAAAGATAACATGATTGTAATCAAAAACGAAACGAAAACGACACGGATAACTATCTGTAAATATGATGATTATCAGTCCGATGAAAACGGAAACGAAACGCAGACGAAACGCAAACGAAACGCTGACGAAACGCAGACGAACCCAAACAATAAAGATAAGAAAGATAATAAGGAAAAGAAGGTAGCCTTTCAACTTCTGGTCGCTCCATTCGTGGAGAAATTTGGGAGGGACTTATGCAACGACTTCTACCTCTACTGGACCGAGACTACCAAGGACAACAAATTACGCTGGGAGAAGGAAACTGCATTCGATGTATCTCGGAGGCTGGCTAACTGGAAAAAAAATGATATAAAATTTGCCTCCAGCGATGCTCAATCTGGTGATGATCTTATGAATAATGTAATGGCTAAAATCAAGAAATCATGATCCTCAAAAAAGGAACTGCGATGCAGTATTTACTGGACTACAAATCTGGTAAAATCAAGAACGGCTTAGGCATCGGTACTGAACTCGATGACTACATCCGATTCAAGCCTAGTCAACTGGTAATAATTCTGGGGCATGACAATGTCGGTAAGTCCTATTTCATCAACTGGTACTTTCTAGTTTTGGCTCTCAAGCACGACATGAAATTCATCATTTGGAGTGGCGAAAATAATCATGGACAAATCCTTAGGGACATGGTACAAATGTACGCTGGCATTCCTTTCAAGCAACTGACCGAAACGGAAATTCAATCTTACTCAATGTTCATCGAGCAATTTTTTGATTTCGTAGACAATTCAAAACTCTACAAGCCAAAGGAACTAATCAAATTATTTACCGACTCGGATGCTTCTGCTGGCTTGATAGATCCGTATACGGCTCTGGACAGAGAAATGACTCATGAAGGCAACTACAAATTCCTAAACGAAGCGAGGCAATTCGCAAATCAATCTGGCATGACGATATACATCAACACTCATCCCAATTCGGAATCTGGTAGGCAAGGAAATCTCTACACCGATGGTGACTGGAAGGGGCATTTACGACCACCACTCAAGGCATCAATCGAAGGGGGCAAGCCGTTCCTAAACCGATGCGATGACATGATGGTGATCCACCGATTAGTCAAGCACGAAACGATGAAGTATTACACGATGGTTGATATTGAAAAGGTGAAGGATGTGGAAACTGGAGGAAGGAATACTGGACTCAATGATCCAGTACTTTGCGAGTTTAATTCTGGACTGGGATTCAAGATAGCTGGCTTCGATGCTCTGGCTGAATTTCGACCACGAAGGATCTCCAATATTCCAGTTCAAAAGGTTATTGAATTGAGGGATTTCACCGAGCCGAATAGTACTAACGATTGTCCCTTTTAGCTATGGATGTAGAACTTTATTTGATTGGTAGAAAGGCAGTGTTAAACCTTGTCTACTGGAAGGTCAAAAACTCCCGAGAGGAGATAGAAAAAACACATTCACATAAGGTCGATTTAATTGCTTCAATGAAGCGCACTGAGGTTGATTTACTGGAGTCGCTTGAATGCTTCTACTGGCTGGAAAAGTCATGGCGTTCAGACTCCAGACGCAACTACCAATTGGAACGGCTCAATGCTGAACTTCTGGTTGAAATCGCTGAATTGAAAAAAACAAACGCCGAACTAATAAATAGGGTAAATTTGTAGAATGAAGAAATGTAGACACTGCAAAAAGCCTTTCATACCAAGGCATAGCACATTAGAACGACACTGCTGGGACAAAAGGTGTCTAGCGTCCGAAGCAATGCTGAAAGTTCAAGAGCAACAAGATATGCAAGCCAAAAAAAGCAAAGAACGGCTCAATCAATGGAAATTTGACCTTGAGACAGTTCAGTCGCTTACCAAGAAGGCGCAAGCGATCTTCAATACTTTCATTCGTTTAAGGGATGCTGGAAAGGAATGCGTTTCATGTGGAAAACTTCTGCAAGGCAAATTCGATGCTGGACATTATTACTCCAGCGGAGGACACAAGGCAGTGACCTTTGACGAACGCAATTGTCATGGTCAATGTGTTTACTGCAATAGGCATCTGCATGGGAATCTACTGAACTATCAAATAGGGCTGGTGCAACGGATCGGCGAGGAAGTTTTTAACCTATCCGAAGTGGCTCATCAAACACGCAAATTTACCAAATCTGAACTTCGAGAAATAATCGAAATCTACAAAGAAAAATGTCGATTATATCGAAATAATTCTTAACTTTAACATAAGTCGAACAACTAAAAAAAGCAAATATGAATGTAATCGAAATGAAGGTGCAATCAAGTCAATTGATGCGTGCCGAAAAATTATATGACTTCAGTAGTCTACGAAATTCTATTACCAAAGGCGATAGCCAAATGTACGGAGCCATCGGTGAAATAGTCCTACTAGACCATCTGGTTTCATCTGGCGTTCCTACGGAATATGTTGGATGTCGGGACTACGATTTGAAATCTGGCGATGTATCTATCGATGTCAAAACAATCCGAGTAAATAAGCCTCCAAGGAAGGAGCATAACGCCAATATTTCAGCGCACAATACCAAGCAAGCGACTTTCATGTACTTCTGGGTTTATGTACTGGAGGATATGTCTACTGCATGGCTGGTAGGCTGGCTCGATAAGGAAACTTTTTTCGAGGAAGCAAAGCTAAATAAAATTGGCGATAGCGATGGAGGGGGCTGGGTGTTCAAATCCGATACCTACTCCATCAAACTGGCTCATCTGATAACAACGGATGACTTAATTAGTAATCTTAAACAAATAAATATGAGTGCAACAAAAAAGCAGTACGATGAAGTACGAGAGGACA